TAATAAAAAAGTGAGGAATCAATGGCAAAAATCGTAATCGGAACCCAACATAAAGAAAATTATAATACTACAGGTGAGGGTGAGCCCTACTGGAAGTTCAAAGGTGGTTCTGAATACATTGTTACTATTCCACAAGGAATGACTGCATGGCAGACTTACATTGAGGTTGCCCCATTAATCGAATATAAAAATGAAATGTTTGAGGAATATATCCTTGGTCATTTTGAAGTCGCAAACAATTATCAATCTGATTTTGAAAAATCACAACTTGAATATGAAGGATATCCTGGTTATTCAGAACCAAGGCTATCTAAAGTCAATGGAGTTTGGAAGAAACTTACTCAATTTGAGAATGATAGAGGTTTCTGGAAAAGACAATGGACTATTAAAGAGGGCCATGAAACATCAGACTTTGAGGAGATAACAAATGCCGCCTAAAGCAGCAGAAGAATTAGAAGGCCAATGGGTCGGAAAAGAAAAATCAAGATATGATTTTACTCTTAAACTTTTAGAGAAAAAAACAACAACAAGAGGTTATTGGGTTTATCGAATGACAGATAGACATGGTAACTTTTTTATTGCCTTTGATGGTAGAGAACATTGGGATACTCCAGTTACGAAAGAATTTACACATGAAGAACAACACAGAAAGCATCCAGAAGGTTATACAGGTGATCATAGATTACAAGATGGAGATTGTTTTACTTGTAAAGCAACAGTCAATAGACACGATATAGCAAATTTCAAATATGGTGGACCAGATAGTAAACATAAACAAAATGTACTAAATAGAATTAAATTAGGAAAATTCGTCGGTAGAACTGATGGATATGATTCATATAATGAGGAAACAGAAGATTAAAATTTTTAAAGAGGCCAAAGTAGAATTAAAAAATCCTGCAAGAAGGATATTTTATCTTGATAGAGCTGCAGATAGGGCCAAAAATCCAGAATTTAAAAAGTTATGGCTTGATAAAAAAGCTGAACTTTTACGGAATTTGTAGCATTTAATTGTTATAAATATAAATGTAAACGCCGAAAGGGTTTACTTTTTTTAACCTTGCTTACTAATAGGAGGAAAACTTTATGAATAAGTTAAGCATATGGGACGATTTCAGTCCCTTCACAATCGGGTTCGGTTCAGTTTTTAATGAACTAGATAGAGTCCGATCATTACCACAAACCAATTATCCACCTTATAACATCCGTAAGGGTGCTGAGGAAGATTCTTATATTATTGAATTAGCATTAGCTGGATTTTCAGAAGAAGATGTGACTGTTTCAGTCAAAGAATCTAATCTGACTGTATCTGGTGAGCTTAGTGATAAGGATAATGGGTTTGTACACCAAGGTATCTCACAACGAAAATTCTCAAGGAACTTTGTTCTTGCAGATGATGTTGTGGTTAAAGGTGCCGATCTTTCAAATGGAATATTATCCATTTATGCAGAAAGAGTAGTTCCAGAAGAAAAGAAAGCTAGAACTATTGAGATTGGTAAACTCACAAAATCAACTAAGAAACAATTCTTAGCTGAATAATAAAAGAAAAGGGGAGTTCGCTCCCCTTTTACTTGACAGGATAGAAAATTCTGTTATAATAGATATATAACTTTAATTATGAGGAAAAAAAATGAATTATTGGTCAAAACTAGTTGAGTTTTTAGTCGGACCGGCAGACGGTGATGGTGTAAGAGCTCGTGATTCTAAAGGTCGCTATAAAGCAGACGATAAATCTACAGCTTCAATTAATGAAGCTTATAAAGATGGTAAGAAACCTAAATCAAAAGCTAAGCCTAAAGCAAAAGCTAAGAGAGGTAGAGGCCGTCCTAAAGGTTCTAAGAACAAGAAAAAATAGTGGCGTTTTTATATAAAAGAGCAACATTAGATCACAAGAGAAAATGTACTTCTCAAGGTCAAGGTGGTAGAGGTAGAACAATTAAAATATCTACATCAACCATGAACAAGAGAAGAAAAGCATCACACAAAGCTTATCGTGGACAAGGTAGATAATCCAACAGATACTTATTATCCCTTATTTGATGAAGGACTTTATACAGAAGTCGTACATCAAAACGGTGAAAGAGCTGTTAAAATTTTAAAAGGTGATTATAAGGGTGTTGTATATCAATACGGTAAAATTGAATTTGTCCCTAGAGAAGAATCTGAAATACCTAAGATCAATTTTGATAGAGCAGTTAGAGTCTGTCCAGAAGAATTACTAAATACTATATCGGAAGATGAAGAATTTAATCAACTTATGGGTAACATACTCATAGAACTTTTAGCCAATCAAGGCATCGAGGAACTGAATCGTGCAGTATAGTAAAGAATTTAGAATAAGACTTAAAGAAGAATTAATAGCAGATGAAGGCTGTGTATTAAAAGTTTATAAAGATCATTTAGGATATGAGACAGTAGGTGTTGGACATCTACTTTTAGAAACTGATGAGGAATATGGTCGTGGAGTTGGGTTTCCAATTACTCAGACAAGAGCTGATGAACTTTTATTTTATGATTTAAATATCTGTCTGAAAGAATGTGAAACACATTTTCATCAGAATTGGAGTATTTGGCCAGAAGAAGTCAAATTAATTATTGCAAACATGGCATTCAATTTAGGTATAACTAGATTAAAGAAATTTCAGCTGATGCTCTCAGCTATAAATGCAGAAGATTATATAACTGCATCCAAAGAAGGATTAAATTCCAGATGGGCAAAACAAGTACATAATCGTGCAAAACGATTAATGGGTAGGTTACGAGATATTGACGTAACTGATAAATTCGACGCAAAAGGTCGATTAAAAAAATAGGATATATTATGGAAAAAATACTAAGAGAAGCTCTCATTATCAAATATGAGGGCGAAATAGCTCAAGCCAAAGCTAATGTTCATGTTTATCTATCTAATTCAGTTGGTATCGGAGAACATCCAGATATCATAGCTGCAATAGATGAACAAATAGAAAAAATGGCTCATGCTGAAGAAAAGCTTTTATGCGTTAAAAATCACTTTGTACCTGAAAGAGTAGTGTAAGTGCATTTCTACACTAATGTACAGAAGTATAAAGACTTCATATTAGTTCGTGGTATAAAGAATGGTAAACGATATATTAAGAGATTAAAATACGAACCTACTCTTTATATTCCAACAAATAAACAATCTCCTTTCAAATCTGTTAAAGGAGAATTTCTACAACAAAAGAAATTTGGTTCAATTAATCATGCTTTTAATTGGAGAAAGAAATTTAAAGATACGAATGTTGATATTCATGGTTTAGAACAATGGGAATACACTTATATTAATGAGAGTTTCCCTAGTGATATAAATTTTGATGTTAAACAATTAAATATTCTTAATATTGATATTGAGTGTGAATGTGAAGACGGATTTCCAGAACCGATTGATGCTAACGAAAAAGTAAACGCTATTACAATGAAGTTGTTTGGACATGATACAGTTCATGTCATTGGAACAGATAATTTTGATTTCAAAACAGACAATCCAAATATAAAATATCATAAATGTCAACATGAAAAACAGTTGTTAAAAACTTTTATGGAAGTTTGGGACGAATTAGAACCTGATATTGTTACAGGTTGGAATGTTGAAACTTTTGATATAGCGTATCTTGTTAATCGTATTTGGAAATTATTTAATTGGGATACGGTCTTGAAGTTATCACCACACAATCTAGTTACATCTAGAGAATGGCTCTATATGGGTCAGAAGAAAATGGTGTCTTACAATATATCGGGAGTTGCAATACTTGATTACTTACAGATGTATAAGAAATTTACTTATGTAACTAGAGAGACTTATCGTTTAGATCATATTACAGAAGTTGAACTTGGTAAAAAGAAGATTGATTATTCTGAATTCGGTGCGATGCATCTATTTTATAGAAATGATTATCAGAAGTTTTTAGAATATAATATTAGAGATACAGAATTAGTCGAACAATTAGATAATAAATTACAGTTAATGAATCTATTAGTTACTATGGCATATAGTGCTAAGTGTAATTACGAAGATGTGTTTGGTTCAGTAAGATTTTGGGATTTACTTATTTATAATTTCTTGAAGAAAAAAGGTATAATTCCACCACCAAAGAAAGGAGCTCCAAGTTCAAAATTTGTTGGTGCTTATGTTAAAGACCCACAAGTAGGACAACATAATTGGGTGATGTCGTTTGATTTAAACAGTCTATATCCACATTTAATTATGCAGTACAATATGAGTCCTGATACTCATCTACCAAATAAATTTAATCAAGATATATCAGTTAAGAGATTACTTGAAGGTGAAGTTGATATAACTTCATTGACTACTTCAACAGTTACACCAAATGGTTCTATGTTTAGTACAAAAAGACAAGGATTTTTACCTGAGTTATTAGAAGAAATGTATGATGAAAGAGTGTTGACAAAAAATAAAATGATACAACATAAGAGGGAATTAGAAGATACATCTAAAGATGATATAACAAGAAGAAAACAATTAGAATATGCTATCACCGCGGAAAACAATAATCAGATGGCAAAGAAGATTGCTCTTAATTCATGTTATGGAGCTTTAGGTAATCAATATTTTAGATACTTCAATAGAGATATAGCTGAGGGAATTACTACAGCTGGTCAATTAAGTATTAAATGGGTAGAGAAAGCTGTTAATGAATACATGAATAAGTTATTAGAAACTGATGAAGATTATGTAGTTGCTATTGATACTGATTCAATTTATGTTACATTTGAAAAATTGATTGAAAAAGTGGCTCCAAATAATCCAGTTGACTTTTTAGATACAGTAGCTAAAGAAAGAATAGAACCTATGATCAATGAATCGTATGAAGAATTAGCTTCTTATATGAATGCCTATGATAACAGAATGATTATGGGTAGAGAAGTTATAGCAGATAAAGGTATTTGGACTGCAAAGAAAAGATATATTCTTAATGTACATGATTCAGAAGGAGTAAGATATAAAACTCCTAAATTAAAATTGATGGGAATCGAGACAGCCAAATCTTCTACTCCAATGTGGTGTAGAAAAAAATTAGAAGAAGGTATTAAAGTTGTAATGAATGAAACAGAACATGATGTTTGGGAGTTTATTACAAAAGCACGGAATGAATTTTCTAAGTTACCAATAGAAGAAGTATCTTTTCCTCGTGGAGTACAAAATGTAACAAAGTATTCTAATCCAGCGTCAATATATAATAAAGGAACACCAATTCATGTAAGAGGATCGTTACTTTACAATAACTATTTGTCTAAATACAATATAGACAAGAAATATCCCATTATTACTAATGGCGAGAAAGTTAAGTTTTGTTATCTAAAAATGCCCAATACAATTAATGAAAATGTGATATCTTTTGTCAATGTATTACCTAAAGAGTTTGAGTTAGAGCCTTATATTGACTATGAAACACAGTTTAATAAATCTTTTATAGAACCTTTGGGAGTAATTTTAAACAAGATAGGGTGGACTACTGAACCAGTATCTACTCTTAATGATTTTTTTGGGTAGATAATTTTCTACTCATAAGGAGTAGAAAATGTATATACCATTTACATATAAAGCCGAAGTTACAAGAGTAGTTGACGGTGATACAATAGATGTTGAATTAGATTTAGGGTTCAGTATTTTAATGAGAGCAAGAGTTCGATTGTTAGGAATCGACACACCTGAATCAAGAACAAGAGATTTAGAAGAAAAGAAATTTGGTTTGGCGGCTAAAGATTATTTAAAACATTGGATAGAAGAACAAGAATATGTCATGATTGAATCAACAGAAAAAGGAAAGTTTGGTCGAGTACTTGGAAATGTTTGGAATCCAGAATGTACTGTATGTGTTAATACTAAGATGATTGAAGATCATCACGCAGTTGAATACACAGGACAAAATAAAGATAATGTTCAAGAACAACATATGATTAATAGAAAAGCCTTGACAGATCAAGGATTCGTAGTATAATAATAGTATGGATGAAATAAGTTATATTTTTTTAACACTTCATCTCATTACATGGACATTATTAATATTAGTAGTGGTCGAACTTCACTCATTTAAAAAAGAAGTTCGAATGTATGTAGATTATGAAAGTACTCTCAAAAAGAAACGGAGAGAACTAAGAAACGGAGATTAATTATGAGTTATTTGAAAAATCTGATTAAAACGACAGGTAATGAGTTTGCTTCTATTGTAGAAGATGGT